ACTGCCATTGCTCTGCACCCATAATGCGTAACACCATATTCCCTGCATCAAACTCAGAAAACAACGAGGCGGATGTGCGGCCTGTCGCATTACGGTCTTTTAATGACATCGTAGCCTTTAGGCCACTAATAACCTCCTGTGCTATTTTGTCAGCGTTAATGGTGAACACAGAAATCAGTTGCAATGTCTACAAAAAATGTCACGTTCATAGCACACAGATTGAACTGACTGCTGTACGGTATGTGTGTCATATCCAACCCACCCGTTACTTGTGTCTCTGGATAGTCGCTTACATTGTCAAGCAACGCAAAGACCAACGACTCAAAGCCGTTTATCTTAGACCACCAATAATCCCATCGGTTTGTTGCCGTAACTGTTTGGTCTGCTTGGTGTAGGTTGTCAGCAAGTAGCAAGTTTACTTGGTATCTAATGTACTGCTCTGACGTGTTCTCTACTTCTGTGATATTAGCATTCTGCAAGATCATTCCGTAGTACGGCATTGTTTGGTTAGCAAGCTTGTTCAACTCGCTCTCGTCCCAGATATAACCGTAGGATGTAATGCCGTTGGCAGATAGTGCCGACTCGATACGTGTCTTTAGTTTTAGTAGGCTCATTAATCGTCTCCGTTTTTGTATAGGATAACCTCACAGCCTGATACGTAGGTATAAGCCATCATTACCTCTTGTCTGTCTGTCTTGTGGCTTCGTGTTTCTATTATCGGAATCACACCACCTACAAGCCATCCATCGTTATCTATTAGGTTGCTAATTGCTGTGTCTCGTGTGGCGTTGGTTGTTGTTACCTCTGTGACTTTTGTTCTGGCTCTGACTGTTTCACGAGTCTCTACAACATCGTGGTCATCAAAACTAACTGCGTAGTCAATACGCTCTCTTCTAAAATGTGTTGCCATTACCCTTCTTTATGTAGTATAACCATAAACCCTGTCGTGTGCACTAACGGCAACATAGGCTCATCCTTGTCTACCTTCTCTGTCTCTGTGCCCATTACAGGCGTAACAGATACAATTGAGTAGCCTCCGTTTGGGTTAAATTTTTTATCGTGTCGATTAAGGTAACTGTCAAGTGTGGACATAACTGCTACCTCTCCTTCGTTCATTTTGTCAATCTGTCGCGAATCGAACTTCTTAGTCTTTTCTTTAAAGCGATCATATCGGTCTCTTATGTTTTGTGTTTCGCTTGTGCTTTCCGCCTGGTCTAACGGAATGAATAGTGTCTTAATTGCCATTGGTTACGTTTGCCCTAAATATAGTCAATAATATCCAAAGTCATTTTGCACTATAAATCTGTTATGTTCTGTTATGTTCTTTTCTATTCTATTCTATTCTTTTAGCATTGCCACAGCATTGCTACGGCATTGCCACAGCATATAAGCCTTGATTTTGTTGATTCTGACCAGCGTGAGATTAGGATATAAGTCTAAGAGTTGTATCTTAGAGTCGAAGAAGGAATATCTTGTGTTTGGTTCATAGCCTCTGCCTTAATCGGTGGAGGCTTTTTTTTGCTAGAAAGTGAACAAGTGTTTGGATATATCCACAAAAGGTGTATCTTCAAGTTATTATTAATTATTAAACACAAGAAAATGGAAACAATTATTTATAAGACTTTACCCAGCAACTCGTTTAACTCTAATGATTGTGGTGATTCAATCTTTAGATACTTTGAGGGTGACCACACGCTTTGCTTTGTATACCATCTTGGTGAACACAACAAATCTGAATACAACTATTTTGTACCTACAGGCAGCGACTCTGGAATCTATTTTGTTAAAGAAATTGATGCCGTAAATTTTGGGACTAACTCATATCAATATGGCGTGTCCAAGGCTTGGTTTAGTATGGGCGAGTATAGCGAAGCACACAACTACGTCTTTAGCGATTCGCCAAGTTTATAAAACAAATATTCGTTTTGTTTGAGCCTCTCAGAAATGAGGGGCTTTTTTTATACCTTTAAGTTATGGATTGGAATAGCATCTTTATCATCACCATCTGCACCATTTGGATACTAGGCATATTCTATTGGGTAGGTCGCACTTTGGATGATTAACTACTTAACGCTAAACGCTCGACTGCTGTGCAGCTTGGCGTATCTGCTTGCATCAATAGCGTGGTCTAAGTACTTGCGTGGCGTGTCTAGCATTATGCCAGAGCGAGTTCGCTCGTAAACATAGTTGCGTAACTCTTTAATTAAGTTGACCGATCTCTTAGTCACTACAAATGGCCTTGCTTTCATCATAGCAAGACCACCATCGACAGAGCCTCTAAACTTCTTGACTCCCATTATCTGAACACCGTGCTGTCCTAATTGACGGATAACGGTCTCGTGTGATGGGTCAGCCACAACCATACGCCTTACGTCTCCTGCACGTATTACAGACATTAACTTCTCAAAGCCAAAGCCTGCTTCATAATGTATTTCATCGTAATAATCTATACCATCGTGTTGCCACAAGTCGATTAACGTTGTTGGGTTAGACTCTCCAAAGTCCATACCGCTACAGATGTATCTTGCGTTCTCTGGAAGATCACCAACTGACCAAACAGATGGTGGGAATATAACGCCTGTCGGTGTACCTACCTCACCAAGTCCATACACCTGCCACCAATCAGGATCGTGCTTCCTGCTCTCTATGTTGTCAATTGTTACCTGGTCAAGTGCCTCGTTGTGCGTGTAGTTTAGTTTGACAAACCGCACCTTATCCCTAAACTCCTCCTCTGGATGGCCAAGTATCTCCGTGTGTGCCCAAAACTCAGCAACAGGGTTAAAGTCAATAATTGACCACTTGCGTGTTCTAATAAACAACTCACTCCACGCTTGATAAGATATGTTGTTGGCCTCGTTAATAAACAGGTAGTCACGTCTCGCACCTCTAAGCTTATCGTCTTGGTCAGCACTAAAGAACTCGAATGTCGTACTATTGATGGTGTACGTGTTATCTGTACGGTTGTGATTGCTTACGCTGTACAGACCATTATCTTGCAGTATCTTCTTAAAGTCACGTAATGCACCACGCTTTAAATGTGGCAACGACTCAGATACAATTGATATAAGTCCTGTAATAGACTCCTTGTACGCTCCTATTATAAGTGCTTGTAGTATGGCGTAAGTCTTACCTGCTGATGTACCGCCTTGTACAATAGTAATGCGTGAGTCGTGTATGTCTGTGACGATTCTACGATATGACGAAGTAAGTATCAATTATCTTCTATTGCCTTTCGCACCTCCTCGTTAACAGGTTGAATAATCAACTCGGTCTTTTGCTCGTTTGTGATCTCCTGCTTTGGTTGGCCGTATCCAGAGTTCATAAGTGCATTGTATGCAGTAGTGTCCCCTGTAAACGCTTTCTTGATTTGCTCCAACGTAATCTTGTCTTCTGCTGTCATATCAACCTCGTTGCCTTGCAGGTCTAAACCTTTGACAAAAGCATCTAACCACTTGCGTACAATTGTCGCTCTATTCTTGCTGCCTTTTGGCCGTCCGTTTGGATTGCCTGACTTGCCTTTTTCCCATTGTTGTAGTTTGTTTGGAAACTCTCCCATATTACGTGTATTTAACCTGTAGTTGTTATTTAACCTTAAAAATATTACCGCTTCTGTGTAAGTGTATTGTGCTCTTGTCAACAACGTCTTCAGGGTCAATTGACAGTCCTTGATAACGCACCTCAAAATGAAGATGAGGCCCTAATGAATTACCTGTACTTCCTACAATGCCAACAGGACATCCTTGTGGTATCCAATCGCCTTCCTCAACTAACAACTCCCTAAGATGTGCGTAATACGTTTCTAAGCCGTTTAGGTGCGTAACGATAACCAGGTAACCATATCCTCCGTTATATCCTTTCTTAGCATATCGCACACGCCCTAACCACGAACTATAAACGGTGTCCCTGTTGTTATGTGATATATCAAGTCCGTGATGAATACGTCCATTACGCCATCCGTGTCCACTAACCAATACACCGTCAACAGGATAGTGAATTTCTGTTAGGTGCAGTGTTGCCGTGTCAGGTAAACTAACAGGTCGGTAATGTATCTGTGCCGTTGTGGTCAATGCCCAGAAGAGCATTAAGACCATTCCAAAACGATAAGCCATAATATTATTGTTAATCCTATTGTGAGAAGTAGTACGTCCATTTAATTTAATGCTTGTTCAGTTGCTTTTATTATGTCCTCGCAAAGTGCTTTAGGTATCTTTGACCGCTCATAGTTACCTACAATACCTTGCGTTCCTGTCTTTGAACCTCTTGGTGCTGCTTCGTGATCGCACTTCGTATTGCCATTGAAACACATTGGTCTTGGTTTCCAACCATTTAAGTTGAACATATCAAAAATATTGTTACTCCAAATGTCTGTGGGCTTCATTCTTTTATCTCCGTAAGTGCAATACGTTACAGTCGTTCTGTCTATGCCTCTTACCTTCCTTCGCATTTTACCTCGAGGATTTTCCATATAATAGATGGCGTTGGGAAACCAAGTAAATATCTCAAGCGTCTTGTTTAAGACCTGCATACCTAAAGCGGCTTCTTTAGTTTTAGGACTGTGGTCTTCATTCCAATGTGTGCCTATACTTGCAACGCTAAAATAGGTACAAGGTGGAGATGCCCATATCATATTAGGCTCAAAAGGTATTTGGCTTTTTTCTAAGTCCAATATGTCTATTGCCAAATCAATACCATCAAAGGCATTTATGTCCACAGAAAAAACCTCGTGCCCTAATGACTCAGCGACATTACCAACTGACCTACTACCTGCAAATAACTCAAGAATCTTCATCTAAAGACTCATTAACATATCAAGCAACTCCTGCTGTGGGAACATATCGCTCTTGTACTTGTTGGTGTTGCTGTGTGTCCACAGACCTTTAACCCTGCCGTAGTACGCATCTACGTTCCACTCAAATGCCGCTGCACCTTTCTCCTTTACGAGTTCAGGCAATCCTTTCCTAACGTCAATGTTATCTCGGTTGCCTATAAACTCAATCAAGTGATTTAGGCTGTTTAATTGCTTGTCGCTATATCTGTGCCAATACTGTTTGTTCTTAAACGGCTTGTCAAGTTTGACTATTTGCTCATCGTGCACTTTGTAGCCTGCGTAGCATTTGCCGTTTACGATGTAACTAAAGTTGCACACCTCGATGCCTACGCTATCCGTGTGCATTGCCTGGTTTCCGTTCTTGCCTAAGTGCCAAGCATAACCACCGTCAGGTATACACTTTACGATCTCGCCATCGTACTCAAAGTCTGTGTTAAAGATTGACGGCCCACCAATAACAAACTCCGTTGCAATCCGTCCACGCTTATCACGTCCCCAATTGTCTATGCACTTGTAAGGATTGTGCCAACCTGCTGTGTGATGCAGAAATAGATACTCCTTTTTAGTAGGCCCTTCCAGATACTCGCCTTTTGGCAGGTAGTGGTTTCTAATGTCTAAATCTGCAAAGTGTTCAGGCTGTGTGTCTGCTTCTTGCTTGTCTGTTGTTGCAAGTTGCAACATTGTCCAGGTCTTAGGGCCAACAATGCCGTCTGCCCATAATCCTTTGTTCTTTTGATACTCCTTAACAAAGTGTTCTGTAATCGGCCCAAATATGCCGTCCACGTCAATTCCAAGTGCTTCTTGGATAACTCGCACATTGTCTCCTGTGCATCCTTGATATAATACTACCATAATCTAAAAATAATTAAAAAAATTTACGCTACTCCTCACACACGGTTATGATGCCTCCGTTGATGACATCACTACCAATTAACACCACACTTCCATTAGGGTTAACGTAGAAAAATCCTGTATCTCTGCCTCCTCTAATCATCTTGCTTAACTCAGTAACCTCTGTGCCTACACAGAACATTGTCGTGTGCTCTCCTTTATATTCTACATCAATTCTTACTCTCATAACTTTCTATTGCTTTAAATATTTGTAATGCTACCTGTGGCACTATTGCGTTTCCGTAGGCTTTAATTGATTCGTTTCGCCATTTAGGAAAGGTAATAGAGTCCAACTCTCTGGGAATCCCATCATTTCTGCACAGAATAGGGGATTGAATTGCAAAGTGCTTCCACCACAATCTTTTATTCTTTTTGGTATGCTGTCTTGATTTCGTTTGCCTGTGTTTTTTTTCGGAGAATCTGTTGCTGATAAAGTTGGAAGCAATCCGTTCATTGACATTTTTAGTTTTTCCATTGTCGGTTGATAACCGCTCATTATTTCTTGTGCAAGCGTTCCGCTGTCCCCACTCGTTGGATTCTGTTTGCCGCTTACAACGTGTGCGTCCATTGCGCAAGGTGTTTTTAGCAACAATCCACACTCTGTCTCTTCTATGTGGAGCGTTGACACCTGCAGCAGGAAGTATAAACGGTTGTACTTCGTACCCTTCATTTTCCAAGTCAGCCTGCACCTCTTCGAATACCAATCCTCCATTCCAATTAATAATGCCGTAAACGTTTTCGCCCACAACCCAACGTGGTTGAATCTCTCTAATTGCTCTAAGCATTTCTGGCCAGAGGTGACGGTCATCTTCCTTTCCAAGTCTTCTGCCTGCTGTTGAGTATGGTTGGCAGGGGAATCCGCCTGTAAGGATGTCGATGTGTCCTCTGTGAATAGTAAAGTCTGTTTCTTTGATGTCTCCATAACTAATTGATTTAGGGAAGTGATAATTTAATACTTTGCGTGGGAACTCCTCCCACTCACAATGAAATACGTTTGTCCAACCCATCCATTCGGCTGCAAGATCAAACCCACCTATTCCACTAAAAAGGCTTCCGTGATTCATAATAAATAAGTTTTAACGCTTCTTTGCGTTCATTAAATAAATCATACCGCTCCTGCTTTTCGTGTTCT